TTGAAGCAAAGCGTCGTTTTCTCCTGAGGGCTATGAGTCAGAATCTGGTTCACCGCATAATTAAATGCAAGTGGATTCATCGGCACAGTCGAATCTCAATTGATCGCAAAGCTCGTTCACGAGAAATTCCAATTTCTCGGCGTCGTCGTTGTTCAACGCGTAGTCCCAACGGACATCACTAGCAACGGTAGCTGCTTCTTAGCTTAAGAGAGAATCGCTACTATTCTCTCCAGGGCCGTCGCCGTAAAAACGGTCGAATTGACTCGGTTCATTCATTCGATACAGAATATCGGGGGAGAATGCGAATCCACAGAAGGAGGTCCAGCGTTTGGTAACTACTTCTCGGCGGTGAGGGCCTAAATGAAAGGCGGCTCGAAGCCCTGAACGGAAGCTGTCCATGGCTCTGAATTGCTACACATCTGCTAAGTGTCGCAACTCGTCGTCAGTAATGGGAAGAAGATGGGATGGCCAACTCGAGACGTAATTTATCACTGAGTTCAGATTCTTCTAACCATTAAGTATCTTAGACATGTGCTCTCGTTGGGGAGATCTCATGCCATAGTCGAATATCGGCATAACTTAAGGCGGACCAAAAGTTCTTTCGAAACACGAACTGTCGCTAGTTCCATCTCTCACAGGGAAAGCGGAATGTACGACCGATACTTTGCAACCTCTCGCAACGCCGACGTATCCTACGTGGTCTGTGAACGCGTACGATATGACCGTCGTCGGTTCTGCGATGATTGACAGTTTGTGAGTATAAGGCACCCCCTGACCGTTGGTGCTTTATGTTACCCATAGATGAACACTTCCGTCGAGTTCATCCATTGGATAAATTACGTAGAACCCCTCACAGAATGGTAGCTTATACCATCCGGGAACTGCGCGGTAGTGGGATCCGGACACGTTGATGATACTGTCCCCCAGAAGTGTGTAATTCAAATCTGGAAAATAGTAATGACAATCGTTGAAATCACCCACACAATCCCTCAATTCTGAAAAATTCAGAGCGGGCACCATAGCCTGACGCATTGCACATGCAACCCACATCGCTTGGATGGGTGTCAGGTTTATGTTGTTCCGCCATTGAGGTAGAGTTAATCCAACAAATTGTTCCGCCAACGTGGCTCGAACTCGCTGAAGACATACGAGAAAGTCTTCAATGGCCATTTACCAAACGACCGGTACGTACACAGTGTTATCACCGCAGTCCATCCCATCCCAGTCACG